CGATATGGATGGCTTTGATCCACTCGAAATCGACGGTTATGGTGTCTTCCAAAACCTTGCGAGTCATGGCCGTCAAATTGAAAACGTCGGAGGTGCCGTTGACTAGGACTCGGTTTTCGGAATGCCAATTGCGATTGGCCTGTGCGATGCCCTGCCCGTCTGCCAGGCTGTTGGCATAGGACAGCTTAGAGTTGTCGACGACACTGTCCGTCCAGTTCCAACTCAGCACCGATTCGATTTGTGTCTTTATGCTCATGGTTACCTGCCAGCCACAACGGCTACCTTGGCCTCGAAGTCGATAACGAAACGCCAAACGCCGTCCGGCTCCTGTAGTTCAAAATCATTCGTCCGCTGCATGTCGATTACGCCATCGGGCGCAGTCAGCAAAAACGCAACCCGGTCGAAGGCAATTTTCATTTGGTGGATGATGGCCGCGCCGTCTGCGTTGGATTGGTGAAACAATTGGAATCTGATACTCACGGTGTCCACGGTCTGCGCGTTGTTGGATCGGATCAGTGGTGAATCGCCGTCCTTATTGACGGCACAGAACGGCAATTCATAGTCCGCGAATTCCAGCCCGGTTTTCAGTCGGCTGGAATCGAGCAGCGTATTCAGCGCTACCGTTGCCGCCCATCGCGTGTGAATCTGCGCCATGATGTCCATGGTTATCTGCCCCCCAGTGCGTGCCGCTTGGCTGCGTCCCTTACGATCATCTGCAATCGCGTAAGGTTGTCGCGTAGTGCCGGGATAATCGTTGGCCGTCGCTGCTTGCCGGAGCGATACCGAATCCCAAGCTCGTGATAGATCATGTATCTCGCGTTCGCCGTATAGCCGACGCGGGATGCTGGTTTTGCTGGCAGGTAGTTCATCACGATATTTTTTTGGCCGAATCCCGTCCGTCGTCGAGGTGACTCCCCTTGCCGTGACGAACTGGGATAGACGGTATACTGCGAGCCCTTGGGACCGCGCGAGGTGCTGCGTGTTCGTTGCTTCGGACGGCCGGCATTCGGGATGCTCGCCTTCTGCCGTGCGATACGCTGCAACTCCAAGCCGGCCGCCTGGAGCCCTTTGCCCATGGCGGCTTTCGTGAATCGCGAGAATTCAGCGCCTCGCCATCTCAAGCTAGTGGCCATGGTGTCACCTCCGCTTCAATGGTCGCCAGTTCGCCAATCCGTTCCGCGCCGCTGTAGCCGGTAACCTTGTAGACCGTATCGTCGGCACCTCGAATTCTGTCGGTCGTGTTGATGTCCACGTCGCCGGCAACGAAGACGCTTACGCTCTGCACTCGCCGCTTGGCCTCATGCTCAACTGCCAGGTCGGTCGTCATCGGTTGGATTCGCGCCCGGACCACCTTGAAGATATGCCACGTTGGCTCGTCGGCCCCAGTGGTGCCCTTCGTGTACGTCGCCCGCTCGATGGTGACCGTATCGTCCAGGCCGTAGACTACAGCCACGTTGCGGCATATCAGTCGCCACCGATGCTCCAGGGTGCTGTCCTGTCGGTCCAGGATCGTGTACCGGTTGCCGTTGGCGTCCACGATCTCGTCACCCATCGCCGGTTCATCGACAACCTCGATGTCGGGGAAGTGCCAGCGAACATCACCTTGCTGGTATTTGCCGTCCGATGCTTCAATCTCCGCGTAGGTAATGGCACGCTGCAAGGCATGGTCAATCGAGGTATTAGGCGTAGACCCACGTCGATCCAGCGTCACAGCCTCCAGGCCGTCAACGACATCCTCAAAATCGGTGGATGGGCTGAATAGCGACGCCATTAGGTGAACCCCTGGTGGTGAATTTCGTAGGGGGTGCCAGCGTTAATCAGCTCATCAATGTCTGCCAGCTTTTTTGTCAGGATGTCGAAGTATTCGCCCCATAGCACGTTCTGCCCGTCAAGGTCGTATGTCGGCTTGGGGCTCGCCGTAATCTCCACCAGGACGGCGAGGATCTGGCTCTTGATCGTTGCGAGTTGTTCGGCGTCTGTAGCCATGGCTAGTGCTCCAGCCAGTTCAGTTCAATGTCAAAGACGTTGGCGTCCGCTTGCGATGTCAGGTGCAACAGGTAGGCCGTATTGACGGCCAGTACCCAATGCCCCGCGGCAATCGACCTGCCAGCTACTAAGCACCTTTCGGATAGCATCTAATTGGGTGAATTCTGATTTAGGCTCACTGCTCATGGCGCACCTGTCAAATGCAATTCAGTTGAAACCGGATATAAAGCTCATCCGCCCCAACGGTGATAAGCCGGTACTCGACGAGGTATCGACGGCCGGCAATCGAAAACGCCTCGTCGTCGCAAGTGTCAATCGTGTGCTTGAAGTTGTAGCCGGTGGTGTCTTTCGTCCACATGCAATCCGTTTGCAATGCGTTGTAAATGATGTCGGTAATCGTGAGCGTGACGTTGTTGTGGCCATCTACTGCCGTGCGGTTGTCTGAATCCTGATCGTCAAGCAGGTAGACGGTATAGGTTGCGGTCACGCCGCACTCGCCAGAAGACGAGCCGCCTGGGGCGAAGTCGGCTTGCGTGACAGCCACGCAATCGGCACCGATGACTCGGGCCAATAGCGTAGCCGTACCGTTTTTGAAAACGCTGCCGTGTTCATCCCGAGCGTTCGCCATGGTGTCCTCTTATCCAGAGCCGGAGAAGGTGCCCAGGCGGCGGGGCAACTACCACCCAGGCACCTCTCCAGTTCGCTCCAGCTAGTGCTCCGCGTTCGCGTTGATAGCGGGCCAGGCGTCCGGCTCGCAGATGGTTTCGCCGCTCGAACTGTGCCCACAGCTACCGGACGAGATTACCATGTAATGCGGTCGCTTCACCCAACAGCCGCCGCGTTCCGATGCCTTGAACCTGACAACGATGTCCTGCTCAAATTCCACCGTCGAATTGATCGGCTCCTGTGTCACGGTTACCGGCCAGTTCTCGCGGTAGACAAACGCCTTTTTGGGATTGCCCAGCAACCAGACATCGGCCGGATCGCCGAAATCGTTGGTCGCAACCAGCAACTGATACGCCCGGCGGCTCTTCTCCGCGAGGGTGTAGCCAGCCAGCGGATTTCCGCCGATGGTGTTGGAAATCCCGCCACGCGGTCCGGCGTCGATGTCCCCGTGCCATACGGTCGTGGCGCCGAGAATGCGACGGGCAGTAGCCCATTGCGGCGGCATCACGATAAGCGTCTGGCCGCCGATCTCGATGGACTCCCCGTTGTCCGGATCGGTCATATCGTCAAACCAGCGTTCGGCGTAATCGATGTCGGTCCAATCCCGCAAGGGGCGGTCATGGATGTTCGCGGGTGCCATCGTGTTGCCGCCAACTTGCTGATTCGTCGCGTTGTACGTGTTATACGCCGCGCCGTTGTAGTTGAAGTTGTTGGCAATGCCCAAGATGACATTCCAGATGCGCTTGTCCTTGTTGACCCCGAGCCATTCACCCACGCGGCCTGCCTGGCGCAACATTTCGCCCGACTGCCCGGTGAAGAACAGGGCCTCCTTGGTAAGCCCGACGATCATGCCGCGCTTGTGGTTGTCGGAGAAGTCTTGGTACTTCTCGCCGATTTCCTGCGCCGGATACGGCATCCCCTCGTGGACGATTTCCCCTTGGTCACCAATCGACGTGATGCCCGGTCGCCGTTCGTGGCGTAGCATCACATTGGTTTCCAGGTCGACCAGCGAAGCAGCGATGGCCGATTCCATTAGGAAGGCGTCCATCACCTGCTTTGAAATCACCCGTCCGGTGATATTCAGAAACGCGGTGCTGTCCACACCGTCCGCCGCTTCGAGGATTCTCGTTGCGTGGTCGTTCCCGGCTGCGTTGGGATTGCACGCCTGGCGGAACTCGTGACCGAAAAACGCTTCGGCCAACTCGCAGAAGTCGACATCGGCGGGACGCAACGGCGCGTCCTTGTCTTCCATCGCTTCCGCAATGTGCTTGGCCATTCCGGCCGGACCCATTGTCCGGCTAAGTTGTACCAAGTCTCTGTACTTGATTGCTCTCATGGTCGCTGTCCTTTCTCGGGCTATTCGCCGGAACTCGACGAGCCAGAGCAGGTGTCGCCCTCATACCCGGCTTCCATAAGCTCGGATGTGATTCTTACGTACACCGTCGTGGCGGCCACGTTGACTTGTTTTTGAACGATACCGATGGATCGTTGGTCTATCTCGGCATCGCCGAGGGGAACCTCGATTACGGTCTGGTTCAACAATGCGTTCCCTGCCGCATTCTCCGCAACGCCAACGCGGTCGGCGATATCAAAGAGTGCCGACGCACAGTCAAATTCAAACGTGCCCTTGGTGGCAACGCGAATCGACGTAACGTCGAGGGGATCGTGACTCGGCCTATGCTGTTGCATGGCCACGCCGAGGAACTTGCACTTAAACCATTTTTGGTTAATTGCAATCGTCCCTTGGTCGTTTACTTCCGACGCCGGCAGGGTGTAAAGCCCAGCAGCATCTCGTTCGCCGTACACCAGGTCACCGATTTCGATGGTGTGTACGTTGCGGACAAAAGCGACCACCGGGTAGGTGTCGCCGTACCGCCATAGCATCCTATTTGCCATGTGTGTGTTCCTCCTTAGTGAGGGTTGTATTGGATGGACGCGCGGCCTACGTAATGGCCGACATCACGTCCTTGGTGCTCATGGTCGCCGCCTGCCCCTCGGCCAGCCGTTGCTCCGTGGAGACTGGCTGCCCGGCGTCCTTGAGTTTGGCGATGGTCTGCCGATCCTCGATCAGCTTTTTGCGACCATCATCGTCGGCGCCATACATGGAATCGCGGAATACTTCCGTCACCAACGCCTTGGGCAACTTCGCGTCCTCGATTTCCTTGTCTACCGCCTTTTGCGTTTCGACCAGCGCGGCGGCCGCTTCGTGGCGGTCCACCTTTTCGGTCAGTGTCTTGTTGGCCTCTTTCAGTTCGGCCAGCTCTTTCTCCGTCGCGGCTGTCTCGGCCTTCCGTTCGGCGGACTCCGAAACTGCCTTGACGGCACCTTCACGAATTCGCTGAACGAGGTCGGGCCGGTCGGCCTGGAGTTGATCCATTGTCAGGTCTGCCATATCGGCATCCTCCTCTTCTTGGGAAATGGTTTCTTCAAAAAGCCCGCCAGTCGTTGCTGGATCCGCTACCAGGTCGACCGACTGCACGCGGCTGATTTCCTCGACTATTACCGAGGTGCCTCGCCGCGCAATGCGAGCTTGTACGTTATGCGAAAGCCCCACGTTTTCGGGCGCGTGCTCTGCGTCCCATTCCAGTTGCTTGGCAACTGAGTGGTTCGGGTTGTAATACAGATCGCCGTACAGCCCATCCTCGCGGACTACAACGCCACGGATAATGCCCATGCGGTCCTGATAGGCACGCGGCTGGGATGGATCGCCTACCGGATGGTTGACGTTTACCTTCGCGTCCTCGTACAGCGGAGACGCACGCTTGAGCGTATCGAGCGGATACGTCCGGCCGTTCTTGGATTCGAGCCCCAGGATCTTGACGCCGCGGATCAGACCGCCGCCATTGTCCACTGCCAGTTCAGCGCCCCGGCTGGTGACGTATTCCTGTAGCGTCTCGATCGCCCCGGCGTCGTGTGTCGTGGTAGGCATTTGCGGGCCTCCGTACATGCAAGAACAAAAAAAGCCCGCACTCCCCCGTAATGGGGAAATGCGGGCTCGGGTTGTTCCCTCTGCCGCGTCGTTGTCGAATTGTCTACTTGTCAGTACCCTCGATCATCCGCCGGACGTGTCTGGCGTGACCGTGTTGATACGTGATTTCAACTGTTACTTTCCCATGAAGTTGCTCCTGTTTGGCTCTGTCTGCTAGCTCTGATAGCCGAGCATGGGCTCGATTTTCCATCACGTCGTTTATTCTAGCAGTGTTTTCTGACATTTGTCAAGTCATTCTGGTTCGGGTGTTGTGCTCTCAATGTACGCAAGGCGGACTGACAGCACATGCTCACGCGATGCAAGGGCGGTCATCATCTCCAGGGCCTTGTCTCGTTCCATGTTATCGAATGGCCCCCAGCGATAGGTTTCCGGCTGGGTGCTGGAACCGCCTACTATACCGGGAAACCTGGCGCATTCGCCATCAAATACAACAACAAGCTCAAACATCGTTTACCCCCTTACGAGGCTCGCTATCGGGTACTGGCTGGAATTCTCCGCAGCTTCGATAACTGAAGACAACTGTCGGCGTGGACCAGAAACTTGCACGACGCAATTGCTTCGGCGTTGCTCCCGCGATTGGCTGCGGCGGAAATCGCAGGCAAAGGCCCTCCTCTAGTTCGTCCTCGCGCAACTTGAAGAATCTGCATTTGCCGCAATGGCTGTTTTTCATCGTTTACCCCTTTTGGTTAGGATTTCGTTACTGGCTGGAAATTGCATGGCGACTGTACTGGAATCCATTGCCTTTCGCAAACTTGGCTAGATCATCGTGCATAAGGTCGGCAAACTTCTTGTCACGTGCCATCGCTGTCACTTTCCTTCCCGCCCGAATCTCGCCGGCCTCCCATTTCTGGAGCTTGACATTGAATACCACACTGCGATTGTCCCATTGTTTTGCTAAGTCTGCCGCCTTTGCTTTGGGTAACGCCTTATTGAACTTCACCCCATACACGTAATCTGGATCAATTGCATAGTGGCGACCGCCTGCGCCTGAATACATGCCAATATCCCGTCCTGACGGAGCGGACGGCGTTGGATGATTGTGTAGCGTAACAAGCCGACCATCGCTTGCGGCCAAGGCATCGCGGCCAACCTGCGGAATTGCCACCTCGCTTGCCTTCCCGTCAAACTGATGTACGACTTTTCCGTTATCTATCAAGAGCATCCGCTCATTGCCCGCTGCTTGTGGGGCCTTGAGTGTTTCTATCTGCTGTTGTGTAATTCCCGCCGGGGCGGTTGCCCCTTCCTGCTGCTTCCATAGGGGCGCATCCTGCGGCTTTACTGTCCTTGCTTTTGTTGCCTTGGGCTTGGGCTTTTTCTTCGCGGCCTTTTTCGCTGCCGCTGCTGCCTTCTCCCGCTCACGCCGTGCCGCTCCAGCACGGTACGGAGCGCCCAATTCTACCGGTGGCAGATCCTTGATGAGCGTATCGTAATCTTGCAGCACGGGGGTAGTCCAGCAGAGACAATTCGGCGCCAGTGGAATGGGCGGCAATACTTCCCCATCCTCAGCGATGAAATCCCCGCCGCTTGTCCGGTAGTATATTTTGCCATGCAGTGCGGCATGGGATTCCCTGGTACGCTCAGTCAGTGCCGAGTGCCACTGAATGCCCGACACCAGGTCGCCGGCCTCTTGCCACGTCTTGTCGAGCCCGGCCTGTGCAATACGCACGCCCTCGGTCCTGGCTATCCTGGCAGCCTTGTAGTGAACGTTGCCCACGTACTTCTGTATGGCTGCCGTCATCTTCGCTTGTGCGGCGCCCTCGCTGTATAGATTGGTCACCGTCCGAAGCAGGTCGCTCTTGTCGCCGGCCTCCACCGTCTTGATCCGCTGCATGGCCGACATACCGTCGGGGGCCGTGGTGTCAGTCAGAATCGTCGTTACCTCTGCTTCCGTCGGGGGCGGAAATTCAATCTCCCGGACGATCTCCCTAGCCCGCTCATCGCTCACCTTGCCGTTGATGATGTCGTCCAGTTCGCTCGTAATCTCAGGGCCGAATTCCGCCTCTGTTGCCATACGCTCAATCGGGATGTTCCGGGCCACCCAGAACTTGAGCGGATAGGCTGATACAAAATCCAGCGTGGCCGTATCCCAGGACCAACGCCACATGGACGTTAGAAACTTCTCTAGAATGGCGGACCCATCGGGGCCTACCTCGTCGGCGATCACATCAAGTCGCCTCCGAAGTGCGGCTGCCGTCCCCCGATGGGTCGCT